ACCAGATCTTGAAAAGCTGGTAAACTCTTGGGCGGACTCGATGATAGAGGTAATGAGCATAAGAATTAAAGAAAAAATCGAAATGTATGAAAGCGAAAAAGATAAATTTATTTTGCCGGAATATAAAATACTTTGTATCGATTTTCCAATTAAGAAAAACGAAAAGTATTTAAAAAATCTGCATTAAAGGAGAATGAACAAAATGACACTAGACGAATTTGTAAAAAAACACAACGGTAAAAAAGTGGATTTTGACGGGCGATACGGGGCACAATGCGTTGACCTTTTTAGACAGTACTGCAAGGACGTTTTAAACATACCGCAACCTTCAGGAGTTACCGGAGCAAGAGAGCTTTATACGGAATATGAAAAAAAACCTATTGAGGTTAAGCATTTTGCAAGGCTGCCTTATCCTGAGAATAAGCCTATTGCCGGTGATGTCGTTGTTTTTGGTACAATGCGGGGCAACCCTTACGGACATGTTGCGATTGTTATTGCAGCAGATACAAACTATATCAAAGTTTTAGAGCAGGATGGGTATGCTCAAACAGGCACCAAGTTTGCTTACTGGAAGTATAATCATGTTTTGGGATTTTTAAGGAAAAGGTAAATGAATGAAAAGAAGTTTTTTATTTTTATGTTTGTTTGTGTTTTGCTTTTCGGCTCTTGCTGCACAAGAAGCGGAATACACAATCACGGAAGCGGAGCTTATCCGGTTAGAGAAAATCTCGGAAAGCTGGGAGACGAACAGGCACAATCAGCAGTTACAAGTACAGAACTTAAAAACGAGATTGACCGAAGCCTTGAAGAAGTCGGAAGCCTTGAAAAATCAATTACAGACGGAGCGGGAGTCCTTGAAGAGTTTAAGGCAATCTTACGCAGAATACGAGAACGGGGTAAATATGGAGCTGGAAGCAAAAACAAGACAGATTGAGAAGTTAAAAAAACAAGGGTATAGATTAAAATTAGCTCTTGTAATTTTGTCTTGTGTTTTAGGGCTTTTAATTTTAGGAAGCATAGGATTTTTGATTTTGAAAATGAAATTAAAACTTTTATAACGAGGCATTATGGCAAACGACGGCGAATTAAATTTTAAGACAAAGATAGACGACTCAGACCTAGACAAAGGCTTAAAGCGGGTTAAATCCAAAGTAAACAACGCCGCAAAGGATATGGGCAAAGGCACAAAGGCAACTAACGCCCTTAAAACCGCATTTAATGAAACAGGCGGGGCGGCTAGCAGCTTCACATCCAAAATGGGAAGTTTAGCAAGTTCAGCGGGCCCGGTTGCTGCGGGGCTTACGGTTGCGGTAATGGCAGTCAAGAAATTCATTGAAGGACTAAAGGCCGCAAACGAGGCATTCAAGGTTCAAGAGAAAGCGGAGAAAGCTCTACAAAAGGCCGCCGAGAACAACCCTTATTTACAAAAAGAAAGCGTCCAGAGGTTAAAGGAATTCGCAAGCGGTTTGCAAGAGATAAGCAATTATGGCGACGAAGGTACCCTTGACATTATGGCACAACTCGCAAGTACAGGCCGCACGGAAGCCGAGATAATGAAGATAATGGGAGCAGCGGCGGATTACGCAGCAGCTAAACATATCGACCTTAAAACGGCAGCCGAAACGCTTAATTCTACCTACAGCGGAATGGCCGGAACTATGGGGCGGCAGATTGCCGAAATTAAAGACCTAACCGATGAGCAGTTAAAAAACGGAGATGCTATAGACCTGATAGCCGGTAAATACAAGGGCTTTGCAAAAGAAGCGGCAGACAGCGGCACGCAGGCTAAAAATGCATTTGGCGATTTTATGGAGTCTGTCGGGAAAATAGCAAACCCGATGTTTGAAGCATTGAATCAAAAAGCAAAATCGTTTTGGCAAAGCATGACAGACGGCATTAATAAGTTCGGGTCTCTTTTAGAAACAGCATCTCGTAAGTGGGGCGGGCTTAAAGAGTGGACGGATGAAGGTGTTGCAATGATGCTTTCTGTATTTAAGGATCCCGAAACGGGAGAAAAAAAAGGCGGAGAAAAATATCAAACCAAAGAATATTTAGAGGAATTGAAGCAAGAGCTTGAATTGAGAAAAGCTATAAATGGAGAATGGACGACAGAAGAACTTAACGCCTACATAATTATAAAAGACGAGTTAGAAATACGAAAGAACGAGGCAAAAGAAGCAGAGAAAGCAACCAAAGCAGCACAGGCAAAAGCAAACGCCGAAGCCAAAGCCGCCGAAACTGCAAAGAAAGCCAACAAAGCGGCCGAAGATAGCAATAAAAAGCTGGAAGAGTCGCTATATGCTCTGGAAGTAGAAGCGAAAGCAAAGGGACAGGCGGTAAGTGCTCAAGACCGATACAATGTCTATCTTAATTCATACATCGACTTACTAACCAAAACAAACGGGCTTATAAAAGAAGGTTACCCGATTGAGCAAAAACGGCTGGAGCAATTAAAAGAAGCCGAGAAAGCCGCCAAAGCAGCGGCGGATACAGAAGAAAAACTAGCAGCCGCTATCAAGCTAACGCAAGAAACAACAGAGGCGATAAACAACATTAAGCGGGAGATGACACCTGCGGAGCATTTACAAAAAGAGCTTAATGCCCTTGATGAAATAAAACGCAAAATCAAAGAAGCAACCGACGAAGAAATTAAACAAGCCCAAAAGGGCGAGAAAAATATATTAAACCGTGAAGAATTGCTAAAAGGTCTTGCAGAGGCGGAAAAAGCTATCATCAATGAAAAGGTAAACGCAATAGCAGGGAAAGAACAATCATGGTGGGATAAACACGTAAGCAAACAAGCCGACCTTTTGAAGATGAAGCAAGCACTTGCCGATAGCGAAGTTTTAAGCGAAGAAGAAAAATACGAGCGAATGAAACAACTTGACGAAGCCTATCTACAGGATAAGGCGGCACAAACGGCCGAGCTTTTAACCTTGGTACAGGGATATGTAGATCAGAGCGTAAGCATAATGAACCAAGCGGCTAATCTTATGCTTGAAACCTCGAAGAACCAAGCAACAGCCGAGCAAGCACAGCTTGAAATGAAATATCTAAAAGGCGAAATGGGCGAGGAAGAGTATAATAAAAAAATCACAGAGAGTAAAAGAAAAGCCGCTAGAGAGCAGTACAAAATTCAGATGGTGCAATGGACAGCGTCCATTCTACAAGCGACAGCTAACATCGCACAGGGTGTTACACAGGCAATCGCACAAGGCGGAATAGCAGGTCTTATAACAGGCGGTATTGTTGCGGCGGCTGGTGCTGTTCAAATTGGAAGCATTATAGCAAGCAAGCCTATACCCCCTAGCTTCAGCACAGGCGGAATTGTGGGCGGCTCGTCTTACAGCGGGGATAACATAGCGGCAAATCTTAACAGCCGTGAAATGGTAATGAACATGAGCCAACAGAAAGGCTTATGGGATTTTATAAACGGCGGAAGCGGCGGACGGGGAGCCGCTCCGAACATAGTAATAAACAACAGTGCTTCAAACATTGCATCGGCACAGCCCCGATTAACACGGGACAAAATCGAAATAATGATAGATGCCAGAGTAAACGAGAGTTTAAAAAACGGTCGATACAACGACTCGCTAAACCTAGCACAGCAAGGAATGTCAGGCGATTATTACGGAATATAAGGGAGTAGGAAAATGGCTATAGAATGGAGCACGCATGTAAATACGGACTTTTACGGGCAAGACGGAGATTATAAAAACAACACCGAAAAGGTTGAGTTTAAAAGCGGGCGGGAGATTGAGTATCTAAAAAACAGCCTGCCGAAAAAAAAGCACACGGTAAACCTATGGCTTAAAGACACCGGCACGGCTAAGGTGGACGGCAAGACAGAATTTCAACATTTTCTTTATTGGTATGAAACAACGGCTAAAAGCGGCACCGTTCCTTGTAATTTAACGGACATCATTACAGGGAGCGGAACGAAGCAATATAAGGTTAAGGTTACAGGCTGGACGGGATTGCGACACAAAGAAGTAAACCTAGAACTAACGGAGGCTTAAGGCTATGAATGTATATAAACAGCTAACAGAGGGCGGCGGTTATAACCTGCCGTTCTTAGTCCGGTTATCGAACCCTGAAAACACGCTTAATATTTTCTTGATTAACGACAATCAGGATATGTCTTATAAAGGAATAGTCTACAGTGCAAGCAGCTTTACATACACCCCGAATACAAACGGGGATAGCTCGTTCAGTGTAGAGCTTGTTGAGCATAACGCAATCATCGACATGCTCGAAGATAATTATTATTTTAAGGTTGAAGTTATAGGCGTGTTCAACGGCGAGGAAGTGGAACCGATAGGATTATTCAAGCATAAATATGGAGAAGCGACATGGGACGGTATGAAGCTGGACATGAAGTTAAACAAAGACGACAGGGGCGGAATGACCTTTCCGGCCTTGATTTTTAATTCATACAACAACAGGGGCAACAATTGAAGTACGATGATTTATTAAACGTTCCTTTTAAGAGATTCGGAAGGGATAAAAGCGGCTTCGATTGCTACGGCGTGGTAATGGAGTGCTGCAAGCGGGCGGGAACACCCTTAAAAGATTTATACGGCGGG